GCAGATTTTCCGGAGTCGCTAACATCGCAAGAATCTGCGGATTATTAGCTTCCATCAACTGCATAATGATATCTTTACGCGCATTCCATGCGAGCGGAAGATTCTCATTAGCTTCTAATTCAATACTACCAAGTTTACCTTCTAATTCAGACTTACGAATGACTACGTTAACGAAATTTCCATTATCGAGTTTGACAAAACGTTCATCTTCAACCAGATTCTTGATATAGGCTGGAATTACCTTGCCATAGATGTTCTTATGCCAAGAGGTAAACATCTTCCAAGTATTCTGTAGTCTTTGAAGGGACTGTGCCCTAGACATCGAATACTGACTAGCAGTTTTACTACCCTGAATATCCCCACCGAAAAGACTCGGCATCGCACCTGATGCCATTTGTCCTAACGACTGGATGTTATCACCAAATGCTAATGATTCTCCGGGGAAAGTAGCAGTTCTAACTTCGTAGAATGCATTTCCTAACGAATCACTACCAATTTTGGGTCGCGCAGGATAGATACTACCCGGTGCAATTTCAGCCTGTCGATATCCGTTAAAGTCAAGAACGTTAGGGTCAGCGAAAGTCTGAGGAATTCCATGTTCTAATGCCTGTAACTGTAAAGAAATCAAGTCATTAGTAATTTCCTGAACAGATACTAAGAACAATCCGATTGGATTGAACGTTAAGTAGTCGCTCATTGGATTAACAGTTAACGTCCAATGGTCGTCTAAGTTTTCATTCTCCGCTTCTGCAAAGTTATCGTCAAGTAATACGACTTTTGCACCATTCGGATACTTCTTCTTCAGAAGTTTAGTATCTTCTTCAGCATGAATTTCAAATGCATCCGGTCGTAACCAGCAATTACGAACCGTAACCATATTCATTGGGTCTTCACCCTGATATTGCAAATTCTGTCGGCCCTGCCGTTCAGAACTTTCAAATGAAGGGCTAAGATTCTTACCGATTTTCTCTCTTAATTCAGGATTATCACCATAATGCGCTCGGACTACAGCATAATGAGATTCGTATGCCTGAATTAAGTAGGGAATATCTTTCTGGCTTCTAGCGTAATTAGGAACTTTAACTACAAGCCCACCGTAAACTTCAATGCACTGACGACTCTTAGGATGAGTAGTTACTCCAACCTGTCTAGTAACTACGAAAGGTCTCTGAACAATTGTCGGCGCAAGAATTGCCATACACTGAGGACAAATATTGCTATCTGACTCATTCTGTAAAGCGTCTCCTAACGCAACATTCTCAGGGTCGTATTCATCCTTAACAGTATCTGTTAACTGAGTATCAGCAACATTGAATCCACAGTTAGTGCAAATCTCAGCAGGCTCTTCAACTTCTTCTACTTCCTCAACATCTTCGTATTTAGGAAGTGTATAAGTTCCGTATTCGTCAGAGTCCTTAGTGTAATTATAGGCTGCTACCATTCCTTCAGTGCAGTAGATAAAGAGTGCCTGTAACCAAAGTAACTGTCCGTCGTTATGACGGAAAATTAACTCGGCAATCTTATCACTAGCTTTAGCAGTCTGTAAGTCTAAGGCATTATCTGCATCATCGGGGTAACACTTGATAGGTGGCACCAAAACCGAGAGAGCAGCAATGATAGACTCAAGATAAGCCCTAAAGATATTAATCGGCTTATCATACGCACTTTGGTCGCCACCATCATCAGTAGTATCTCCGTCCCAAATGCGCCAATCATGAGCAACTTCATCATACCAGATTTGGGTAAAACCTTCCCAAAGCAGTTTGAGTCTCTTATACTGGCGCAGCTGGCGTTCACGCGTAGCTGAATCTTCTTTCCAAAATACTTCTACAGTATCTTTCAGAAGATTCTCGATGCGCGTATCTTCAGCAGTCTTTGCCATGCTATTTTCCAGTTAAGAATCGAAGTCGTCTCTGACCTTCTCGGGTAGTAACATCGAGATTAGCCGGATTCATGTATTCTGCAACATCAGGGTCAAGATATTCAATCTTACCCGACGGCAGATTATTCATGTCAATAGGAGCAGTTCGACTCTGGGGTAATCTCGGCTTATCTACAACCTGAAATTCAGGAGGTAATGCGGGATGACTAACTTTAGCTTCAGGAGCTAAATAGCCACCAAGTCCACCACGCCCTTCAAGATTACCAGGCTTAGGAGTAGGACTAGGTTCCATTGCACTCCTCCAACCAGACTTGAAATCATTACCACCAGCGTTGGAACGAATAGCTTCTTCCCAAGACATTGCACCAGGATTGATTCCGCGATTACGACCAATCTTAGCAAGATTGCCTAATCCCTTACTCGGACCACCCATCATTACGCCAGACTTGACACCAGTATCAGGAGTAGTAAACTCTTTCTTTACTCCTGCCATGTCAGAAAGTCCGAGCATATCTGCAATGCGCGCTAATGGTTGTTCAGAAACTGATTCGTATGCGTTACGAATCATATCTCCCACTCGTTCCTTCTTAGTCGCAGCCCGCATTATTGGAGTTTCTTTAGGCATTTTCGCTCACCGATTCCAATTCTTTTCCTAAATCATTCTCAGTTACTGGAGTAATGCCTTCAGCTTTTAATCTCGCCATTTCATTTGCAGTGGCTCGACTATTAGCTTCAAGTTCTCTACGTCTAGCAGCCCAACTTCTGTTTCCAATAGAAGGAATGCTAGTCATATTCGGGGGAGTAGGATTGATTACGTTCTTCTCTACGAAATCTCTTTCGTATCGAACCTTATCGAAGATTTGCTCTAAAAGCTTATCATTATTTCTATAAGCTCTTTCGAGTTCACCTCGTAAAATTTCTACTACTGGATTAGAGTCCTGTAGATTCTCAAGCCGCGTATATACCTGAGCAAGCTCCGCTTTGAGATTTTCAACTACAGGATTAATCTGTCCTACCTGTTTATCCATTGCACATTGTTCGCAATGTGGATGAAACAGTTCATGAAAGAATCGTGTGAGGGGATTCATTATCTACGACCTTTTTTACCATAACGACTGACAGCGAGACGTCTGTCATTGTTTCCTTCTACATGTCTCATGTTTCTGTAGAAGCCTGTCCAATCTCCAGTAGCCTTAAACAAATCTTCAATTTCTTTCTGCTGTTGTGCCTTCTTCATTCTATCAACTGCTAAATGAACGAAAGCCGATGCTGAGTCTACGAGATAACGCAGACCATCGATAGGGTCATCTCCATCGAATTCTGCAATATCTTCTACGTTCGTCTTATCGTAGACACAAGCTTTAATTGCTTCGATAACAGCAGGGCATCCGGGATAGCCATCAGCCGCTTTGAAGATTTGTAGTTTTGGAAGATTTACTTCAGCTTCTTGTTCCTGGAATCTTTCAAGGTAAGCTCGATAAGCTTCTTCACCTTTTAAGCGGAATAGAGACTGAGCAAATTCTTCATTGTAGACTGGCTTTTCAGAAGCAGGAATAATGGGCTTAGGTTTCCAACGTAAGTATTCATGAATCATCATCTTACCGGAAATGCGGCTTCCGGGTCGATTACCTGATAATTCAATTGGACGTTCTAATGCGGCACTAATCTGCTGCTGAATAGTATGTTCTTGTCCTCTATCCTGCTTTGCACTTTGACAAAACTTAATTAGTTCAGGTTCTTCCTCGTCAATGAAATGCTTAACGATTGGAGCCCAATCTTCAATCTTTGTCTTTCTGAAAACAAGTTCTCGATAGAGATAGACTCTACCAGAAGGAGCAATTGCAGCGAATCCAATCCAAGTCATTGCCGCAAAACCCCAATCGCCAATAACCATCTTCGGCCAGTAGCTTGGGATTTCAAACGGTTCAACTACATGAATTGCATTTTCTGGTTCGTTAGGATAATGGAACTCTCTGAATTCTTCAAAGACCTGACCTTCATACGCGTTCCAATCGCCAAGCTTAGCACGCTTCTCAGCTTCTGGTAGTGCTTCAAGTGAGTCTTTGTATTCAGGGTCAAGATAAGGATTATCTCGAAAAGTAGAATGGACATAGAATCTTTTCAGTCCAGTCTTCTTATCGAGAATAATTACATTACCTTGTTCTCTCGGCTTAACGAATCGCTTGTAAACAAAGGTATGCCCAATTCCCCCAGGCATTCCTGCTCCACGAATAATCTTCGGAAGAACAGAATTAGAACCTCGAACGCGCGTGAACCCGATATACAAATACATGTATTCGAGTAAGTGCGTTAACTCATCAGGTGAGAAGATATTGTATTCGGCGCCGTCATACTTATGAACATCTTTTTCATGTTCAATATGACCCAACTGAATTTGCGCGCCTTGATTTCCCATTCTACCACCTGAACCAATTTGGTCAGGTCTAGGGAAAGTCCAAATCATATCACTACCATTGTATGTTGCACCAAATGGTAAGTAATACTTTCTGCTTCTTGAGACAATTTCTTTCTTTAGTTCTGCGTGAGTTCTACGAGTAAAGAGTTGTTTGAAATCAGGATACTGATAAAGCTGTAGACCTTCTGATGTTTTTAACAACAATGGAAGCATTAGTAAGAGGTCGCTCTTACCGCCGCCTACTCCACCACCGAAAAACGCTTCTTTGATAGTCCACGGAAGACTAGCAAATTTAGCTTGTGGTGGAGTAGGTTTCCATTCTAAAACATCAGCACTCATTTATTCCTGCGCAACGATTGTAACACAATAGGGATGAACAGTAGAGAATGCGAAGATTACGAAAGTCGAATTAACTGGAACTAAGAATCCATTACCTGGGAAGTCAATTGACTGAACTGCTCCGATTGCAATTCCTAATTGAACTACACCTACATATAATGTTGGGGCTGTCGGTGGTGTTCCCCACGCCATTGCCGAAGAACTAGCAGCATCACCGCCACCATTAACTAATCGCATTAACTGAGGACTAGTAGGAGTTACACCCTTAGCGGCAGGAATACCGAAACCTAAAGTTCCAGTAGCTGCTGCATTTGTCATGCAAAAAGTAATCTTCTTAATAAGTAACGGCTTATTAGCAGGAGGAATAAATTCAATTATGCTTCCCGTAACAAGTGAAGTAGTTGTGCGGCCCTGCATTACTAATGGCATATCTTTATCCTACCGAATATCGAACATTAGCAGCGCCACCAGGAGAGCGAACGAAAGGATATGATGTCTGAAAGGAATTATCAGCTGCAAGAACTAATGCGTTCCAAACGCTGCCATCAATACTGCCTTCAAGCCCAGCAGTATCAGTAACTCCTAAACATCGCCTCGCGGGTGCTGTGTAAGTAACACCAGCTGTTAATGCGTGAACTGGTCCGATAGTAAGTAATACAGGCATCTCTTTTCCTTATTGAGCAGTTCTGAAACAAGCGTTACGTGCTTGACTACTACTAGCAGTATTTACACAAATACTTTGTAGTGTCAGATTTAAAGTTCTCAATTGAGTCTCTGATTGCCCATAAGCTTTAACTAAGAAAGCAACATCTGACTGATGATTAATCATCATTGCCTGAGCGTTATTCATTGAGTTCTGTAATGCTATCAGTTGTGCATTAAGAGTCTGTGTCATGAAGTATAACAAGTATACTGCAATCGCAGTTCCTAATCCAAATGTTGCGATGAATTTCGTAACTGTTGAACCCATTTGCTCGTCCTGGTTATTAACCATCGATGGCAATCGTTTCAAACGTGCTTTCTTTCGTTTGCTGGGGGACATGCACAACTAACTTTACTGCGGTGTTATTATTATTAACAGTATTGCTTTTCTCCTCGGGTAGCATATCTTTAACTACACCAGAAAGAGACTTAGCAATACTAGCTAACTCAACCGCTTTCGCTTCAGAGAGTTTATCATCACTGATTTCTTCGATTGCCCTAAGAACAGCAGATGATGCGCGCCTTGCGATTTTCTGACGGCGAGACAGTAAGAAATCCTTTAAGGGGTCTTTCTTATTGTAAGTCGCAAGCGAAGTAGCACCAGCTGAATAGGCTTCAACAGAATGCGATGAAATGCCTAATGCTTCAGCAAGTGCGATTGAATCTTGGCGACCATCAGTCAGGGCATTATCGCCAATTAGTTTTCTGATGCTGTCAGGAGTGTTAGGGTTATCAATTCCACGACCCTTATTGGGTGGTTGTTTAATCTCACCAACAGGAACTTTAACCTTATTCACTTCTGCTTCAAAGACATCATCGCTAACAATTCCTAATGCCATGATAATATTTCCTGGTCTAGAGAGGGGTCTGGCCCGGTGGCTTGACTATATTATACCACGGAGTGTGATGGTAGGGTGTCCAAAGTAGGGTAGAGATAGGACTTGACAATGCCCGTAAAGGGGTGTAGGATAGGGCTTACATGCATGTAAAGGAGCTACCCTGTGCCTGAGCCGTCCACGCCCCCCGATGCCCGTAAATCGCCCCCTAGACCCCCCGTCAGGGTCCGGTGCAAAAATTGTTTAAAACCATTTACTAAAAAGAGAAATTGGCAATTATTTTGTCATTCTAAGTGTAGAGATACTTATAGAAATGATGAAGTAAGATTGTTAAAAATTAAAGATGATGAGGTTATTAAATGAGTAATACTTTTGAACATGCAACCTTTCCGATTGGTGTATTTATTTTGTGGGCTGGTAAGATTCATATTAGAGATAAATTTGATAGAGTATGGTGTATTGAATACAATCATCGAAAAGATGATAATCCAATCGAGGTCATTGAAATCCAATGAATAACTTTCAATTGATTGAGTGCTTTGTTATTAATGGACTAAGAATCACAGAATATGTAACTAGATTCAATGTTCGAAGATTTGACATTCAACCTTGGAAGGGCGAGCGCGAATTCAGATTACCGTTTGAAAATGAAGATGGGACTTGGGAAGTTAAAACTTTTCCGATTGAGATTTATGCGCGGCCTTCGGGTTTAATGGGTGTCGAATAATGGATTTTACGAGCGCGCATGAATCTTTTGCTAAAGATTCTTATAATTATTATCGTTCAGAGTTTTTTCGATTACTTAATTTAGGTTCCATAGACGAATAGTATCTTCAAAAAGGGACCCATTTCTAGGATGATAAAAAATGCCATTAATAACAGACGCTTTCTTCACAAAGCATCAGAAAGAAGTTTATGATGCAATAATGCGCGGTTCACTTTCTATGTATACTGGACACTTCTCTGATTTTCATCAGACACCGATTATTCTTAGAACTATCCCCATGATTAAGAATAATGATGGTATTTGGGAAATGTCTAAATAAAATGTTACATCACTGTCTGTTTGGATAACCGCGCCGAAGTGTGCAACTATGTAACTTAGTGTGCATTGGTGTAGGGGGGTGTGTAACCATTATAGCACACAGTTGCACAGTAATGCAAATGAGATTGCACAGCGCATCACAGTTTGGCAATGTCAAGAGTAAAGTTGCACATGGTTGCATATGTTTGCGCACCAATTGTATGACGCGCATTAGTGTGTAATCATGTGCAATAGTTACAGATGTGTCGTTACGATAGTGTAATGACAGATATGTAATAAGCGAAGGAAATGGTATGCCATAGTGTGCAATCATGAGCGTCAATAAGTTGTCAAAACCAAGAGTGTAATCAAAAGCACGAAAGTGTAACGTCGCTCGTGCAATTGTGTGCAAAAATAGTGTGCAGTTCTGGGTCAAAGCGTGCAAATGTGTATAATAATTGTAGTGGCACACGCCATGCATTATATAGGGTATCCGCTAGGACCATCACACAAGGGGCTGATACAATGAGACTGAACCGCACTAAGCTTATCAAGGCCGCTAACGAGTCATTCGCAGAACGTGGCATGGCAACGCGCATTCGTTACAATAGCGAATGGTCCGAATTTCAAGTGAAATCCATTCATGGCATGTATCATGCTGATAGCCTCACGGATGCTATCGAAACTGCTATCCAGATTTCTGGATGGCGCGCACGGGTGTCCTAAAATCGGACAGTCAAGAAATGTGGTCGATATGTGCAATATTCTATTGACTACATTCGTTGACTGTGCAACAATGCTCTAGTCAATGCGGCGCCAGTAACGCCGAAACCCTCAACCCTCAGTGTCTCAGAAAAGGACAGTCATCATGACTGAAAACGTCGAAACCGTCGAAACCGTTAGTGTCCCTGTTACCGTTTCGGAGTCTGTTATCGAAACGCCCGTCACTGAAAAGGCAACCGTCCGTAAGCTTTTCGGACAGGCGCTGGATAAGGAATACAGCGTCGATGTGACGTATTCTCAGCTTGCGGAAAACTCCGCAATCCCTGCCGATTCTCAGCTTACGCACGCGGAGATTATCGGTATCCTGAACGCACGTCGTAAGGCTGCCGCGCGTGCTACTGCTACCAGTGCGCTTGCTGATACCCTGGGTATCAAGAAGCCGTCCACTAGCCTTGCTACGGACGAGCAGCGTATCGCTGCAATGGTCAAGGTTTTCGTTAGCATGGGCAACGATACCGCGACTGCTACCGCGCTCGCAAAGGCTGCGCTCGGCCTGAACTAATCGATAGTCTTACAAAGGTAACGGGTAATCATTAGATATGATTATCCGTTACCTTGATAAGCTTATCGGTTGGGTATGTAAAGTTTACATACTCTGTCTGTCCTGTGTCTCTGTCTGGTAGTCGATTGATACCCTCGGTAGGGGTAGGGTAGAGGGTAGCCGGGTTA